AAGGAATTATCTTTCACAAAGGTTATTTTATTATCAAGAATACAATAGAGATACAGAAAGAAACAAAGCTTATTGTTGAAGCACCGCACTTTATCGGATTAACGCTCGATAGTAATCAACCTTTCTTTATGTGCGAAAAAGGTTTTAAAGCTAATCAATTTGATCGATGGGCTACGTTTCATGTCGAAGGACATAGAGGTAAGTTAATTGATTATAAGAAAGAAAAATACGAAATTGAAAGTGATCTTTACAATCGCAACTATAAAAATTTAAAGGTGTAACATGGCTGAAGAAAAGACCGCTGAAGAAATTGCTACTGAAAAGGCTACTGCTGAAAAGGCAGAAGTAAAAGCTGCACGCGAAAGTATTAAAGTTACGACTAGCAAAGCGACTGAAGCAGACGAAGAAAAAAACGAAGATGAGCAAAATGAGGAAGCTGAAGGAACGGAAGCGGCAGTTGAAGAAAATGAAACTAAGATTGAAGAAAGCGAAACAAAAGTAGAGGATTTGGAAGCGCAAAAGGCTGAAGCCAAGACAGCTAAAGAGCGCGATAAGTTTCAGAAGCGCATTGATCGTGAAGTAGGCAAGCGCAAAGCTTTAGAAGATGAAATCAAGGAACTGAAGGCGAAGCTTGCTGCCGAACCTGACAAGGCGAATGCCTTAACTGAAGAAGAAGTCAATAAACGTGCAAAGCAGATTGCACAGCAAGAGCTAACGATTAAGGAATTTAACGACGCTTCTGATCGTTTGTTCAATTCGGCTGTGAAAGTAGATAAGGACTTTCAAAAGAAAATCAATTTGCTAGCTGATGATATTGGAGCAATTCCCGGTCATCTTGTGGGCATTCTGGATGATTTGGATAATGGTGGTGACGTGCTGGTGCATTTCACGCTTAATCCTGATGATGCTGAAGAAATATATCAGCTATCGCCAGCTAGGGCGGCTGTTCGATTGGCCAAGCTTGCGGCCAAGATCGAAGCTGATAAGAAGCCTGCACCAAAGGCAATCAGCAAGGTTCCTGATCCTACCGAACCTATCAAAGGTGGATCGAAGTCGCCCGATCAATTGCCGAAGGAACCAACGAAAAACATGGCTGAATTTATTCGCATTAGAAACAAGCAAGCCGAAGATCGAAGACGGGCGAAGCTCGGAATGCATTGAATTTCTACTAATAGCCTCTTGACAAAGCTATGCCCACATATATTGTGGGCATATTCGCGTCTGTGGTCCGCATTGTAGACCCTGCAAGTTGAAGGGCTTTCTTGGTCGCCCAATAGACCTTGGTAATTTTCCAAAACTTAAAGCTTTGAGTTTGAAACCCATTTTGCGCCATTAGTGCGCGCTATACATTTAGGATTGATACAATGGCTGGTAATACACTTCTCACCATCGATATGATTACTGCTGAAGCGGTTAGATTGTTCAAAAACTCTAACCTTTTTATCATGAATATGGATACGCAGTATGATCCTGCTTTCGCTGTAGACGGCGCTAAGATTGGTTCTACTTTGCGCATTCGCTTGCCGAACGATTACGTTGTGACCGATGGTCCTGCGATGCAGTTGCAGAATACATCGGAACAGTATGTAACGCTTTCTGTGACTTCGCAGAAGAACGTGGCTGTTCCGTTCCTTTCTGCCGAACGTACAATGGCTATTGACGACTATTCTGAAATCGTCATTGCACCAATGATCAACAACTTGGCTGGTAAGGTTGCCAGTACGGTTATGTTAGCTTCGGAAGGTGGTGTTTGCAATTTCGTTTCTAACGTCGATGCAACCGCTGCTGCCAATGCCGTGAGTGCAACAGGCAAAATCATTTCTCCGACTTCGGAGCAATTCTTAACTGGTAATGCGGTGCTTGACGACAATTCGGCTGATCCGATGACACGCCGCGTTGTTAACGATCCGACTACCGATGCACGCACGACTGTTAGCCTTCAGGGTCTTTTCAATCCGACACCTGAAATCAGTCAGCAATTCCGAACTGGCATGATGAAGTCCGGTTTGGGTTACGAGCGTTGGTTCCGTGATCAGACTGTAATTAAGCATACTGCTGGTACGTTCTCTGCTGGTGGTACTGTCAGCGGTGGTAATCAGACTACAGCCGTTGGTGGTGGTTCGTTGACGGTTAATGCCATTACCGGCACGCTTAAGAAAGGTGACTTTGTTACCATCGATAGCGTCAACGCTGTTAACATGGTGACAAAGCAAAGCTTGGGTACGCTTCGCCAATTCTGCGTTACGGCTGACGTGATTACAGGCGCAACGACCATTCCGTTGTTCCCTGGTATCATTGGTCCGACAACGGCCGGTGGCCCCGATCAGCAGTATCAGACTGTTGACGTGCTTCCGCAGAATGGTGCCCAGGTTCGCCTGCTGTGCCAGTCTGGCGAGGTTTTCCGCAAGAGCATGGCCTATGTGCAGAAGGCGGTTACGCTCGCTACGGCTGATCTTGTCATGCCTAAGAAGGCAGTCGAGGAAGCCGCGAGGGCCGAATACGATGGTATTAGCATTCGTATTCTGACTGACTATTTGCCTGGAAGCGATCAGTTGGCTACAAGAACTGATGTGCTTTTTGGGCAGCTATATATTCGTCCCCAATGGCTTTGCGTGGTGGCGGATAAGATTTAACTTTCATACAATAACTTAGGAGCATTGATTATGGCTTGGGACGAACATGCGAGACACGGTGAAGCGGTTGAATATGGTGCGAGCAATCCGCATCCCCTATTCGGCAAAGACCCTAACATTTTGAACGAAATGGGTCATACTAAGTATCCAATGCACATTAACCACCCGACTGAAAAGGATGCTTCTGGCAAATGGCCTAAGCGCGTCGTTGTGCAGGATGAAGATGAGCATGAAGAACTTGTTGGTGCAGTGCGCAAGAGTAAGGCTGCTGCTGATTGGACGGCTGGGAAGTAAGATGCAAGGGGAGTGTACGCGGGACCAAGGCGGCACTCCCCTTGCTTGCTACAAAGGTGTCGGGCTGGGAGCCGGGGGGTGACGACCTTTGTGCGAATGTATTATCGCTTAGTATGAGCGTATAATCTGTTCGCTAGTTAACACAACACGCTAGTTATTACCATAATCACCGTAATCCACAATTGTTCGATAGGTGACATTAGAACATGACGATTACGGCACGCGATCTAATCTCACTAGCTTTAAAGCAAGCTGGTATCCTTGGTGTGGGTCAAACTGCGCTTGCAGAGGATATCAACGATTGTTTTCAACTATTATCGCAAATGATAAGTCAGTGGCAGGTACGCCGATGGATGGTGCCAGCCTTGATCGATATAAGCGCAATCGGTAACGATCAAAAATCTAATCCTCTTGGTCCTGGTCAATACTGGAATGTAGGCGTTCGTCCGAACGATGTTAAGGGCGGTTACATCGTTCAATTGAATACTGGCAATACGCCGATTAGCTTGCAATTACGAAAAATATTCAGTTACGAAGAATATATTCGTATTGCTGTAAAGGGATTAAACTCGCTTCCCGATCATTTCTTTTACGATAATCAGTGGCCGTATGGGAATGTCTTTATCTGGCCGATACCTAATAGCACTTACGAAGTACATTTGCTTGTTGAAGCACCATTGAACTTTCCGCTTGCTATCACCAATCCTCCGTCTGCTGGAACAGGATTGGATACACCATTTACATTACCGGCTGAATATCAGGAAGCTGTATTCTATAATTTATCATTACGCATTTCAGCTATGTATCAGTTTCCAGCTACGGACGATACAAAACAATTAGCTAAAACATCGCTCAATACTATAGTTGTAGCAAACACACAAGTTCCAAAAATGCAGATGCCTATCGCAATTCGACGGGCAAAGGCGTTTAATCTGTTTAATGCTGATGGCTATTGACAATGCCGCGTGTACCATTAGCAGGATCAGCCTATGTTGAACGTGCTGGGATCGCGGGAGCACAAGAAACAATTAATCTATACGCGGAAGATAATTCACCCGATAGTTCTGCACCTACACCATTTACTTATTATCCTACACCTGGATCAACAGCAATTGCAGCAGGCATAGCGGAGAAAGTACGCTGCACCTTTAGAACGTCGATTGGGTCTGCTTATGTTGTTATAGGCCCCAATGTCTATAATTTGACTATTGGTAATGCGTTGGTTTTGATTGGTAACATTCCAGATAATCAGTCGCAATGTTATATGGCTGATAGTGGAGCGGTTGCTATACTAGTGGATGGAACGCAAGGATGGGTTATAGATTTAAGCACCAATGAGTTTCATATTATTGTTGATCCGAGCTTTTATGGCGCGGATTTTGTGGTCTATCAGGATACGTTTTTCATATTCAATAGGCCAGCGACTAATCAATTCTATATTAGCCTATCTAATCCTAGCTATGGTATGTTGTCGGGTACAGCAATTGCGAGCGGTACAATTGCTGGCGGGGCAGGATACGCGAATGCAGTGTATCAAAATGTTGCTCTTACAGGCGGTTCGGGAACAGGCGCGACAGCGACTATTACGGTAACAGGCAATGCAGTTAATACAGTCGATATCAATAATGGTGGCAAGAATTATATCATAGGCGATGTTCTTTCGGCAAATGCTGCCGATATCGGCGGTGGTGCTGGATTTACCTACACGGTTACAGGAGTAGCTTTAGCTTTTGATCCGCTCGATATTGCTGCCAAGTCTGGTTCGGCTGATCCTATTGTGGGCATCTTAAGCATACATGATGAATTATGGCTTATTGGTGCTTTAACTACCGAAGTTTGGGTTGGTACAGGTGCAGCAGATTTCTTCTATCAACGTGTTCAAGGTGCCTACATTGAACACGGTTGCATTGCTCGATATTCTTGTGCAAATACCGATGTTATTGGTATTTGGTTGATGCAAGATAAAGCTGGTAAGAATATTGTTGTGCAAGGAAGTGCCTACACAGTTGATGAAATTTCTACACCTTATTTGGTTGATCGATTTAACAATTATGCAACGACTGATGATGCTATAGGTTTCTTTTTTCAAATCGGTTCCCATGCTTTCTATGTATTAGCTTTTCCGACTGCTAATGAAACGTGGCTTTATTCATTGAAAGTAAAAAAGTGGTTTCGTTGGGCATTCTATAATGGTGACGATGGTTCGCTTAATCGTCATCGGGCTAATTGTGCGATGTTCTTTAATAAGCAAAATATTGTTGGTGACTTTGAAAACGGATTACTTTACACATTGAATTTGGAAGTCTACACGGACAATAATGGACCAATATTGCGGCGCAAGACATTCTTGCATATGCTTAACAATATGGATCGAATTGGCTACACGACTTTTGAAGCGGATATGGAAGTAGGCGAGCAAGACCCAACAATCTTGACAGAACCGATGGTTAGTCTAAGCTGGTCTGATAATCGTGGCGTTTCGTTTGGCTTCCCGGTCGAGCAACAGCTAGGTCGAGGGGGCGAATTTTTAACGGTGCTTCAGTGGAACCGCTGCGGCATGGCACGCGACAGAATTTTTAAGCTGGAATGGTCCGCGCCAATCAAGACGGCTTTGAATGGTGGCTTTTCCACTGTGATACCGGGCAGGAGTTAAATGCAGCCGCTTCCTAATCTTGTTTCGCCTTTGGTAAGTGCTGCAAGAACATTAGTTAAACCTTGGGTACAATTTCTACAACAGTTTGTTCAAGCACCGCCAGCGATTAAAAATGTAACAAGTCCGTACACGGCTGTAGAACCTGGATATATTGTAATTACTGGTGGTGCTGTTATTACGCTTACTAGAGGCAAGGTTAGTATTACGCTTACTGGTCAAGTAATTATTCCTGTTTCAATTAGTGATACTATAACTTCTCCAAGCGGAATATTGCAATTTATTCCGATATATGGAGCTAATACGACAAATGGATAGCTACATTCGATTGCGCGATGGCGGCACGATTACTTATGAAAGTGAGCTATCTACACGCGATAAAGTTACAGCTTTTGAAAGCTTAATGAAAGAACAACCTCAAGTCGAAATACAAACTAAACATTATTTTTCAAAAGGTGTTTACGCTCGCGAAATTTTCATTCCGAAAGGCACGATCTTAACTGGTCATATTCATAAATATCATAATTTGAATATTATCAGCAAAGGAAAGATTGAAGTTCTTGTAGGTGATGAATTAAAAATTGTCGAAGCTCCGTTTACAATTGTTTCTCCGCCTGGAACGAAGCGTATTGCTAGAGCACTTGAAGATACAATTTGGACAACTATTCACGGCACTGAAGAAAAAGATTTAGATTTAATCGAAGAAATGTTTATTTGTCATACTGAAGATGAATATTTGAAGTTTGAAAAGCAATTGCAGTTACCGTTAGAGGCTGATAAATGCTTGACCTAGATGGAGAAAGCAATGTTAATTTTCATTTTCATCATAGTGATGGGGCTATGCATGATCGATTTTGTAACGCGTGGGTTGCTGCTGCAATCGTCGGAAGTGGCATAATCAGTGCCGCTACAACTGCATATTCTGCAAATAAAGCAGCAAGCGCACAAACACAAGCTAATGATACTGCTGCGCAGTTACAAGCAAACATCTTCAACAAGACGCAAGAAAATCTTGCACCTTTCATTAATGAAGGCGGCACAGCTACCAATTTGTTGAATGCTAAATTGCCTGAATTGACTTCTCCGATTACAATGGATCAGAATACATTGGAGAAGACGCCTGGATATCAATTCAATTTAACGCAAGGATTGAAAGCCACGCAAAATTCGGCTGCGGCTCGCGGTCTTGGTATATCGGGAGCGGCTTTAAAGGGTGCTTCTACATTTGCAACTGGACTTGCCGATAGCACCTATCAAAATCAATTTAACAATGCTAACATCAATCAAACAAATGCTTACAATCGATTGAAAGGCTTAATTGATACCGGAGCACAAGCCGCAACTGGTCAAGGTCAGATAGGTGCAGCTACCGGAGCAAATGTCAGTAGTAATCTTGTTGGTGCTGGCAATGCACAAGCCGCAGCATATAATGCGACCGGAGCGGCTGTAAATAATTTAGCTAATAATGTTGGTGGGTATGCTGCCTACAAAGGCTTGTATGGTGGTGGTTTTGGCGGAAATAATAATGGAAGCGGATTGCCAATTCAATACAATTTACCTAATCCTAATGGTGGCGGCAATGCTGTAGGATATGGACCATAACAAATGCCCGATACTGATACAAGTTCATATCCAAAGCTTCCGGCTAATCCGCCAAGCTTTCTCGATACTGCTGGAAAGTTTCAGGCATTGCAAAGCAATGCATTGACGCTTCAACAGCAACAATTGGGATTAATTCAAAATCGGTTCAAAGCTGTAGCTGGTCAAATTCCAGGATTGCTATCAAAGCCTGATTTGAATGAAAAGGATATTGTTCAATTTTATACAAACAATCAAAAAGAAGGTTTGATGGATGCTGATACTACTGCCACGGAAATAGGTCAAATTCCGCCTACACAAGGCATGCCGCCTGATCGTGCTGTTGCGACATTGAAGAATTGGCTTGGTAACAAGCTTCAGATGGCACAAAGCACAATGGAAGCTTTGAACTATCATTTAGGGCAGCAAGGAACTGTAAACAATAATGCT